ATACATCCGCAGTAGAGATGGCAACATCACATATACATTTGCAGGGCTTAGACGATCACTAGAGTCAATTAAATCTAAAGCTAGAATACTATTAGCATGGGTAGATGAGGCGGAACAAGTTTCAGGTAAGGCATGGAATTTACTCTTGCCCTCGGTGAGAGAAGTAGGTAGTGAGGTATGGGTAACATATAACCCTGAGTCAAAGTACAGCGCAACACATGAAAGATTTAGAGCTGATCCACCTAAAGATGCTAAGATGTGTGAAATGAATTTTACTGACAACCCGTGGTTCCCGGACGTGTTAGAGCAAACAAGACTTGAAGATAAAGAGAAACGACCTGATCAATACGAACACATTTGGCTTGGAGCTTTCCAAGTCTATCAAGAGGGTAGTTACTATACTGCTGAAATGAGAAGAGCTAGAGAAGAAGACCGTGTAGCTACAGTTAGATATGATCGTGGTAAAGGTGTAGTAGCCGCATTTGATCTTGGCATAGGTGACTCAACAGCTATTTGGTTTGCACAGTTTATAGGAACTGAAGTACATCTTATTGATTACTATGAAGCATCAGGTGTTGGTCTTGACCACTATGTAAAGGTCTTACAAGACAAGGGTTATATCTATGACCAGTACATATTCCCACATGACATTAGAGTACGAGAGCTTGGATCAGGTAAGAGTAGGCTAGAAATCTTAGAAGGAATGGGTATTCACTCTGATAAAACAGAGATAGCTCCTCAATTATTGATTGAAGATGGCATACAATTAGTTAGGACAATGCTTGATAAGTGTTACTTTGATGAAGAGAAATGTGAAAAAGGTATTGATTGTTTGTTAAACTATAGCAAAAAATGGGATGACTCAGGTGGAACATGGAGGATGCGACCTGATCATAACTGGGCATCACATGGAGCTGATGCATTTCGTTACCTTGCTGTAGGCTATCAACCATACAATGAATCATGGGATAAGCCAATCAGAAGAAACATCAAAGGAGTTGTATGAGTAGTTTTCTTAAAAATGTATGGGATGTTGTAGGCTCAGAGATAACTGGTTTACTAGGCAATGAACAAGAAAGACAAGACAAAGTAACAGGCTTACTTATAGATAAACCATTTGAGTTTGGTAAAAACATTGGTCTTTATGGTGACAAGATAAACGCTCCTGACGTTATTAATACTACAAACGTAAACAATTCAGTTAAAGATAACAACATTGCTAGTTTAACTGATCAGTTTTCAAACATGCAACAAGACTCACAAACATTTGTCAAGAACCTACCTGCTAATTTGTTTGAGCTTGGTGAGTTTGGTATTGATCTTGCAATGAACCCACTTAAATATGGTAAAGAAGCTATAGATTTAGGCTCAGGATTTGCTACTATGCCTTTTGATAACATTGACAATCTAGATAATGAAACAATGGCACAGTCAGTCATAGACTCAACTATAGAATTCTTTAAAACAGAAGGTGCAGTAAGAAAAGCAGCACTTGAAAACCCAGCTGAGGTGCTATTTATAATGATGGGTGGTGCAAGTGGTATTAAAAGACTACAAGCAATGAAGCCTGAAACCAAAGAAAAAATGCTTTCTGTTATTAAGAGAGTAGGTGCAACTCCAGTTGGCTTATCAATGAAAGATGTTAGCAACACAAACCTAAGCAAAGTAGATGGTAATACAGACTTAACTTCCGATGGTAGACAATTAGCACCAGTAGATGAATCAGGTTTTTATTCTAAAGCTCAACAAACTGTCTTAGACTCCATGCCAAAAGATTTACCATCAGAACAAGTACGTGGATGGTTTGAAAAGCGTGGTGTATCACAAACAGAATTAGGTGATTTAGGCATACTTGCTATGGTTGATAACATGGGGCAAGGTGAAAAAGTAACTAAAGAAGGACTGTTAGAACATATTGCAGATCAAGACCTAACATTTAGAACAACAGTTTTAGGTGGGGATAGTGCTGACTACGATGATTCCTTTGGTGGTGATAGATACCTTTCAGATGAACAAAACTTTGAAATACCTGATGCTTCAGCAGATTTTCTCAGTAGATATGAAGCAGTTACTACAGGTAATTACACTGGTCTGTCTAATTGGAATCAGGTGTTTGATAGTGTAGATGAGCCTGACGATTGGCTAGGTATACAGGGTAATGATTGGGAATTGTCACCTGACAGTGAAGATAGAGCTTTTGAGTATGGTAGAGATATTTTCGCTGATGAAATTGGCTCATACAGTTTAACAGCTCCTAGTGCTGATGGTGAAATTAGTAGAACTATGGGTGGTGATAGAAATAAATACCCTTTTAATAATATAAGACATGAAAAGAGGCAAGAGGGTGAGCCATACGAGGGAGGCTTTAACACACATTTTAGAGATACTATGGATGAGTCTAATCTACAGTTTACGGTGTATATGAACAAGATTAACCCTGAGCTTTATCCTGAAACAAAATCTATGGAATTAAAAGGTTTGTATGCTGAATTAAAGAACAGAATAAAAATTGATGGTCAAGATCAAATTGTAGCTCCTGAAATTATAGGACTATTAAGAAATGAAACAGAAAATCAAGAATCATTGACACAAAAAATAGCAATGCTAGAAGCTGACATTATGGATGATGTGCGTACTGGTAACCTTGAATGGGATATGAAGATGTTAGAAGAAGCACACATATTCAATGACTCTAATGATTTGATGATTAGTAAGCAAATGAAATATGATATGGAAGAAGCATCAAGCCTTATGGGTAGAGATTTATATCTTACTGATCCTGAGTTTCAATTTGACATTGAAGTAGGTGGTGAACAATACAGAGCATACGGTAATGAAGGCATAGGATATGCTGTAGAAACTCCTGAAGAAGGGTTACGTCATGGTTTAGATGAATTTGATAATCTATATGATATACCAGCCTTACAATCTGCAATCCAAAATCACGCAATGGAAAGAGGTTATATAGACGAATACTTTGATGGTGGCGATTCAATGGGTGGTGATACTAAGTGGGAGCAATTTACACTTAACAGACAACACAGTGATGCACCACGAGAAAACTACAAAGAGAACATAATACAACTCAATCCTGACGAAGATCAAATACGAGGTGCGTATCAATATGAAAACAAAGTGCATTACCCTGGTGTTAAAGGTTTGTTTGCACACGTAAGGTCTTCGGATAGACGAGAGTTTGGTACAGATGCTAACATGGTTAAGTTTATTGAAGAGTTGCAATCAGACTTCCAACAGTCAAGAAGACAATTTGGTGCAACTAAAGCAGAAACAGACGAATTAAAATATCTTAACCGTATGGAAAGCTCTGCTGTAGGAGATATGGTAAGCGTATGGGATAACCTAAATAAAGGATTAGGTGACTCACTTGAAGAACGCTTGATAAATCCTATGGCTACAAGTTTCAATGGCGATTCATTATGGAAAGGTTTAACTAAAACAAAAGAACAAAAAGCAATATATAAAGAAGCAATGTTAGCTCAAACAAATGAGTATCAATTATTTCAATTTACCTCAACACCAACTGACCGAAAGAAACAAGCAAAAATAGAAATAGATGAATGGAATAAAACATGGGATGACAACCCAAAGAACCCTGACTCTCCAAATTGGGAAGGTATAGATTACGATGAATATACAGAGCTTGGTCAATATATAAGCTCACATGGAGATGAATTAAGAAAAACTGGTAATGCTTTAGACAGTCACACACATACAAGTAGAGCGCCAATACAAGGTGACAAATGGTATACGACTGCATTGAATCACGAAGTTATGAAAGCTGTAGAAGATGGTAAATCTACATTAGCTTGGGCAAACTCAGATCAAATACTAGATCAATGGAATCAAGGTAGAGCTACAGATTATAAAAAGAAAATACTGAGAAAAGAAATATTTGTTAATACCTATGACAAGAAGATAACTAGTGCAGCTAAGAAAATGGCTAAGAAGTATGGTGGAGAGTTTGAAATCATTAAGGTTGATCTTGGTAATGGCAAATTCAGTGAGAACTTTTCTATTAGAATCACACCGTTAATGATAGAGAACATGAAGAAAGAATTTCCAGCTAATAACAAATCAGGTTTTGCTAGACCAACGCATGGTAAACTACAAAACATACCGACAGGATTACTCAAAACTGACATAACAGAACAACAGGGGTTATTAGCATGACAAAAGAAGAATTCTTAAAGAAAGCAATGGGCGCTCAATATTCTGAGCGTGAAGAAGGCTTGTTAGATATGGCTACAGCTAAAAGGAACTTAGGAGCGCAATTTACAGAAGGCGAATTTAAAGAGATGGTAGGCAGTGGTGAGGTTAATGGTCTTATGGATGTAACAGATGAGGGAAGCGAAACACATACAATGCCTGATGGTACAGTAATGCAAGGTGCAACACATATGGGTAATATGAAGAACGCAACAGGCGCTCAATACTCAGAAAGAGAAACAGATGCATTTGGTCTTCCAGTACCTGAACTTGATGTCACAGCATTAAGACAACAATTTAGTCAAATATTAGGTAGCATATCACCACAGGAACAAGAAAACGTGTTGAAACATTGGCAAATGTCAGATGATGATGGCAAGGTTAAGTTTATGCAATACATTGTAAACAACGCAAATGCGGCTACTGGTTACGGTATACAAGACGAAAGATTAATACCACAACAAAATTTAGGATTGTAATATGGCATTAACAAACTTTTCAGGTTTAAAGACAAGTATTGCTGACTTTCTTAATAGAGATGACCTTACGTCTGTCATACCTGACTTTATTGCATTAGCAGAAGCTCAGATAAACAGAGATATAAGACATTGGAAGATGGAAGCTAGATCAAGTGGACAGCAATCAAATCTTGATGAGTACATGCAAATACCAGCAGACTGGGTAGAAACAATTAGATTACACCTTACAGGCTCAGGAACTACTGTTGTTAACTTAGTTTCACGAGATGCAATGGCTGACAAGCGTTCAGCTACCGAAAACACAAGTGGTACACCAAGAATGTACACACACGCTGATGGTCAGTTTCAGTTGTTTCCAACACCATCGCAAGACACAGATTTTGAGTTGCTTTATTATCAGAAGGTTCCTTCGTTAATAACCAACACAGATAATTGGCTTTTACTAGAAGCACCTGATGTATACCTCTATGGAGCGTTATTACATTCAGCACCGTATCTAGCAGAAGACCAAAGGGTAGCAATATGGGCGCAGATGTATAGCGCAGCAGTTGCTAGATTGAATGAAAGCTCTGATGAAGCTAGGTTTAGTGGATCAGGGTTAAAACTTAAAGTGAGAGGATTAGTATGAGCTTTACAAACTTTTTAGAAACAGAAATTTTAGACCACGTATTTGCTGGAGCAGCTTACACAGCACCTTCTCAGCATTACTTAGGATTGTTTACTGCAGCACCAGGCGAAGCTGGTGGAGGTACTGAACTTTCAGGTAGTGCATATGCAAGAAGACCAGTAGATTTTTCAACTTCAGGCGCTACAACATCTAATGATGCGGCTATTGAATTCGCAACTGCTACAGGTAGTTGGGGTACAGTAACTCACGTTGGTGTGTTTGATGCGGCAACGTCAGGTAACTTAATGGCTTATGCGACTTTATCGTCAAGTAAAGCTATTGCTACTGGTGACGTATTCCGTGTGCCAACTGGTGACTTAGATATAACACTGAACTAATCTAACGATTAGGGGCTGACGTGGCAACTGTAAATGTTACTGCTTATTCGTATGGCACGAGTACGTATGGATCACATGAATTTGGTGAAGACTCACTACCTATAGTAATATACGGTGCGGGTACGGTTACTGGAACGTGTGAACGGATACAACAATCTGCGTTAGAAATAAGTGTAACTTCAGGTGTTGCTACAATAGGTGGTTTCACCGCAGCAGCTGATGCAATTGTAAGTGCAACTTCGACTACTACTTGTAGTGGTTTAAGGATTGGTCAGTTTCCTGAAGGAACAATATCAGCCACAGCATCAGTATCTATTACTGGTAATGCAACATTTGCTTCAGGTGGTTCGGTTACAGTAACAGTAGCTTCAGGAGTTAGTGCTGCTGGTGAGAAGTTTATACTTGAAGAAACAGATGCACAGGGTTATGGTTCTTATATTTATGGCGTAGGTGTTTTTGATTTAGCTAACTTACAAACTGTAATATCAGCTACAGCAGTTGTTACTTGTACTGCGGAAAAAGTTAATATTGATGGTGCTACAATAGGAGCCACAGCTACCGTTAGTGCATTAGCTAGAAGAATAGCAGATGGATCAGTTTTAATAAATGGTACTTCAGTTACTGTAGCTACTAGTAATGGTAATGGCACAAGAGTAAGAACAAGTGCTGCTCCTATGACTTCTACGTCTACAATTTCCATATACTGTAAAAGAGTAAGAACAACTCCTGTTGCAATAAGTGCAACCACAGCAATCACTTGTAATAGTGTGTTCATGGTGAATGGCTCTGCTACAGCTAGTCCGACAGCTACAATTGCGGCTATATGTAATCGAGTACGATTTGGTTCAGGTACGCCAACAGCTAACGCAAGTATTACAGTATTAGGCTTTGCCACGAGAGGTGGTATCGCATCGACAGGAGGCACTCAGCATTATGAAGTGACTGTGCAATCAATAAGTGGAGCTAATAAATACTTCTTAAATGGTGTACAACAACCAATTTTGAATTTAGTTGAAGGTAATACGTATGTCTTTAATTACCCCTCAAGTCATCCTTTTAGATTTTCAACTACTTCAAACGGAACGCATAATAGTGGATCAGAGTATACAACTGGAGTTACACACAATTCTCAATATCAATCTACAATAGTTGTTGCAGTAGATGCACCTAATTTATACTACTATTGTTCATTACACTCTGCAATGGGTGGTACAGCGAATACACCTAGCAATTTAGTTATATCAACTGTTGCTTCAGACTCTGAAAGAATACAACAGCCTTATGCTACTATACAACCTTCAGCAGTTGTTACTACAACGTGTAATAGAGTACAAAGTACATCAGGTGCAGTAAGTGCAACATCAGCAATTGCTACATTAGGTAGAGAAAAATGGGAACCAATCGTTAATAATAATAATACTTGGACACAAATAGCGGCATAATATTATGGCATTAATACCACTACAACTACCACCAGGCGTACATAGAAACGGTACAGATTTTGAATCATCTAATAGATGGAGAGATGCTAGTCTTGTAAGATGGCACGATGGATCAATGCGACCTGTAGGTGGATGGACAACTAGAAAAGCTAATGCATTTGCACAACCACCAAGAGCAATGATTGCTTGGTTAGATAATGATAGTGATGAGCATTTAGCTAGTGGTACTTTTGGTAAACTTTATTATGTAAATCCATCCCAAACAGTTTCAGACATTACACCAAGTGGTTTAACAAGTGGTAATGTAAGTGGCGCATTAAATGTAGGATATGGTGGTGGCTTTTATGGAGCTTCAGGTAATTATGGTTCAGCTCCTACTTCATCAGGAGTATATTCTGAAGCAACAACATGGGCATTAGATACATGGGGAGAGTATTTACTTGCTGTGTCATCAAAAGATGGAAAGCTATATGAGTGGACAGGTAATCCAAATACAGTAGCGGCACAAGTATCTAACGCTCCTGTAAGTAACAAATCAATGGTAGTAACTGAAGAACGCTTTGTGTTTTGCTTAGGCGCAGGTGGTAATCCTAGAAAAGTAGCGTGGTCAGATCAAGAAAACAATACAGTATGGTCAGCTTCAGCTACAAACCAAGCGGGTGATTTTGAATTGCAAACTACTGGTCAAATAATGTGTGGTTTACGCATGAGAGGTAGAACTCTTATTCTTACAGATAACGATGCACATATAGCATCGTACTCAGGTGCGCCATTTGTTTATGGCTTTGAAAGAGTAGGTACAGCGTGTGGTGTAGCATCAAGAAAAGGTGCAATAGCAATTGATGAAGGTGCTTTTTGGATGGGTAAGAAAGGTTTCTTTTCATTTGATGGTTCAGTTGCAACAGAAATAGCTTGTGAAGTAGCAGATTATGTATTTGACGATATGAACCCATCACAAAAAACTAAAGTATATGCAGTACATAATTCTCAATACGGTGAGATATGGTGGTTCTATGCATCAGCAAACTCAACAGAAAACGATAGATACGTTACGCTTGACTATAAAGAAGGTCATTGGGCAATTGGAAACCTTGTAAGAACTGCAGGAGTAGATCAAGGCATATTCACTAATCCTATATGGAGTGATGCAAGTGGTAACTTATATAATCACGAATCAGGTTATACACACACAGGAGCCACTAAACCATTTGCAGAATCAGGTGCAATAAGTATTGGTAATGGTGATAGTATTATGAAAGTTACATCATTAATACCTGACGAAGGTACACAAGGACAAGTGCAAGTTACTTTTAAAACTAGATTTCATCCTAACGATACAGAAACAAATCATGGTGCAATTACGTTAAAAAATCCAACAGATGTAAGATTTCAAGGTAGACAAATTAGAATGAAGGTGCAAGGTGTAGGCAATGATAACTGGAGATCAGGAATTATGCGTATAGAGGCACAGCCTGGTGGTAGACGATGAGTATTGCAACTCCACCACCACCGTTAGGCAAAGAATGGAAACCGTGGGGTGAAAGATTAAACTCATTCTTAATGACCACACGAAACAAATTACAGTTTAAAAACGCAGAAAGTAAAGCTACACAAGATGGCATAATTATGTGGGATGAAGCTCAAAATGCAGTTGTAGTATCTAAGAATGGAGCTTGGGTTAAGTTAAAATACGATCCATGAAACTAGAAGAAGAATTGATAAGATGTAAGGATTGGATACAATCTGCACTAGATAAAGGTGGAGATACACATGATTTTAAAGATGTAGTTGATGGGATAATGAGTGGAAATTTTCAACTATGGATAGGCGCAAACGGATGTGCAGTAACTGAGATAGTAGTGTATCCTAACAAGAAAGTCCTACACGTTTTCCTTGCAGGTGGCGAACAAGGACATGGAATTGAACAAATTACAGACATGCACGATGATGCTGTGGCATGGGGTAAACAACAAGGGTGTGATGGAATGACTGTAACTGGTCGTAGAGGTTGGAAAAAAGTTTTGGCTTCTAAAGGTTGGAAAGAGCAATTCACAACATTATTAAAGGAGTTTTGACATGAGTAGTGGTGGCGGAAAAGGTGGTAAAAATACAGAAACAACAGAGAGAGATATACCTAGTTGGTTGAAAGATCCAGCGGTGAGAAACTTACAACGTGCTGAAGATGTTCAACGCATAGAGTATATGCCATATCGTGGTGCAGAAATTGCAGCTTTTAACGATACGCAGAACTTAGCAATGAATAATAATCTTCAAACTGCAAAAGCATTTGGCTTAATGGATGCTAGTAGCACAATGAAAGCTGAAGATAATATGCCAACTCCAACTACATACGATAATGGTATGAAAGGTTATTCATCAATGCCACTTTATGATCAAGCATTAGCAGAAACTAGAAAACAACAGCCAGGCGCAATGGCACAGTATGATGCTTTGTTTGGCGCTCAAGCTATGGCACAATTAAATGCTTCAAGAAATGCTGATGCGAGAAGAAATAGTGGTGGAATTACGCCAAGAGGTGGAACACCACCTAGTAACTTTACACCTAACTACGACACGTCTACATGGTCGCAAAAACAACAAGACTCACATAAAGCACAAATTGATCCTAACAGCACA